CAAGTCCGGACAGCCAGACAGCATCTTCGAGAAGTTGCGCATCATGGCGCGGAGATTGCCGGAATGGATGCTGCCAGATGGCTTCAGCTGGGCGAACCACAGCTTGTTCATGAGGCTGATCAACCCGGAGACGGGCGCGATGGTATCGGGCGAAGGCGGCGAGGACATGGGGCGCGGCGGACGCTCGAGCCTCTACATCGTCGACGAAGCCGCGTTCGTGCCCAATGCCGAGTCGATCGAGAAGGCGCTGAGCGGAAACACCGATTGCGTTGGCTGGGTGAGCTCGGTCAACGGCATGGGCAATCTGTTCGCCCGCAAGCGGCACTCGATACTGCGCGAAGGCCAGGTGTTCCGGCTTCACTGGCGCGACGATCCGCGGAAGACCGAGGAATGGGCGGCCGCGAAACAGGCTGGCTTCTCCGATCCCACCGCCTGGGCGAGCGAATTCGATATCGATTATTCCGCCTCGCTCGAGGGCGTGTGCATCCCGGCTCGTTGGGTCGAAGCTGCAAAGCGCGTGGCGTCGCTCGATCCCACCGTCATGCCGTCGAACCAAGCCGTCAGCGGGCTCGACGTTGGCGCCGGCAAAGCGAAGTCCGTCCACGTGACGCGTCGCGGCGCCGTTGTCCTGCCACCGAAGTCGCGCGGCGAGCCCGATACCACCGACACGGCATGGTGGGGCCTGGAGCTTTCGGAGGCGCAGGGATCGAAGCAGCTGAACTTCGACAGCGTCGGTGTCGGTGCCGGCGTCGCGTCCACGCTCAGCAAACACAAGATCGCGGGGCTCAAGACCGAGGCCGTCAATGTCGGCGATACGCCAACCGATCGCCGTTGGGATGATGGGCGCACGAGCGAGGAGATGTTCGGCAACCTCAAGGCCGAGATCTGGTGGCTGGCACGCGGCGCTTTCCAGCGCACCTATCAGCACGTCCTGTTCCTCGAGGGCAAGGAAGGTGGCAAGCAGCATTCGTCGACGGAGGTCATCGCGCTTCCGTCGGGCGACAGCGAAAGCGACACGCTCTGCTCGCAGCTCAGCCTCGTTCGGTGGTTCAAGAACGAGAAGGGCAAGATCGTGATCGAGAAGAAGGCTGAGCTTAAGCGCCGCGGCATCGCCAGCCCCGACTATGCCGAGGCCTTCATGCTGACGTTCGTCGAGCGCCCTTCGAAGTTCAGCTGGGACAATTTCTAGCGGCCCTACAGCGCGCCTGCCGCTAACCCTATTCTCGCCGCCATGTCGGCCCGCATCGTCAACATCCGCCCGAAGCCAGGCTTCCTGATGGACGGAGCCGGCGAGATCGTCCCGGCGCGCAATAATGTCGTTCCATTCCTGAATGACGGGCTGACCAACGCGCTGTCGGGCCGCGGCACCACCGTCGATCGCAGGGTCTACGACGTCTACGATTTCAGCCCAGTCATGCCCGGGCAGGCCGAGGCCAGTTATCGCAGCGATTGGCTGGTGCGGAAGATCATCGACATTCCTCCGTTCGACATGACCCGCGAGTGGCGCGACTGGCAGACAGAAGGCGACATCATCGAGAAGCTCGAGGCGGAAGAGCGCCGGTTGCAGCTCAAGGCCAAGTGCCAACGCGCTCTGATACTGGCTCGGCTGTACGGCGGCGGTGCGTTGATCCTTGGCACGAAAGACGCCAATCCCGAAGAGCCGCTGGTGCCTGAGCGCGTGAATACGGGCGACCTCACCTACGTTCACGTCATGTCGCGGCATCAGATGCAGGAAGGTCAGGAGCGCAAGGATCCTGCCGATCCGTGGTTCGGGCAGCCTGACTTTTTCACGATCACGACTGAAGACAAAAGACAGATCAGGCTTCACCCGTCGCGGGTCGTGCCGTTCATTGGACAGCGGGCACCGGAAGGGTCGCTGCTGTCGCAGGTATCGTGGTTCTGGGGCGATCCGGTGATGCAGTCGATTGGCCAGGCGGTGAAGAACGCCACCTTGGCGCAGGACGGCTTTGCGTCCCTGATCGACGAGGCGAAGATCGACATTATCAAGTCGCCCGGGCTGACCGATATCGTTGCGACGACAGAAGGCGAGGGTCGCATTCTCCGCCGCGTTCAGGCCGCAAGCATCGGCAAGAGCATCTGGCGCACCCTTCTTCTCGACGGGGAAGAGGAATGGGAACAGCGGCAGATCACCTGGGCCGGCATGCCCGACATCATCGTCACGTACCTCAACGCAGTAGCCGGCGCTGCCGATATTCCGCTCACCCGTCTGCTGGGTGTTTCGCCCAAGGGGCTACAATCGAACGGCGACGGTGAGGAGCGCGATTATCAGTCGATGGTGCGCTCGCGGCAGAACGAATTGTTGGCGCCAGCGCTCGATCGCATTGACGATCTGCTTGTCCGCTCAGCGCTTGGGAATAAGCCGAGCGACATCTATTACGAGTTCGCACCCCTGAGCCAGATGAGCGAGAAGGACGCGGCCGCTATTGAAAACCAGCGCGCCACCACGTTCAAGACCTATGCCGACACTGGCTTGATCCCCGATATTGCACTGTCCGAAATCGCCAAGAACTCAATGATTGAGAGCGGGCGATTCCCTGGCTCTGAAAAAGCGTTCGAGGATGCGGAGAAGGCGATTGCCGCAGACCCGTCGCTGGATCCGCTTAACCCGGAAAACCAAGAGCCGGTGGTTGATCCGGAGGCAGGCGTTCCGGCAATCGAGAAAGCGCCGCCGACGGGAAAGCAGCCGAAGCAGCCCAAGTGATGGCCAACGTCAACGTTTCGATTAGCGTCACCTTCAAACCAGCATTTCATGCGCTCGTCGAATGCGCACAGGTCATAGCCGACGAACAAGGGGACGAGGTTGCCTCGCAATGGGCAAAGAAAGTGCTCGAGGCCGACTGGAACCTGTTCTGTGGCACCCAAATTGATCGCCCACGGCTGCGCTTGATCCAGGGCGGCCGGTGATGCTCGCCATCACGCTCAACCTCGCCGCGCGCCTCACCCGCCGCAAGACGATCACCTTCGCCAACATCGCGACGACCAGGGCGCAAGCCAACGACCTGTTCGCGCTGTACGCGAAGCTGATCGCCGCATGGGTCGATGCTCAGTATCGGATAGTCGCTGAGTACGAGCGCACGCTGGGCGAGTTGCAGACGGACTCATCGTCGACCACGGGCAGCACGATCGACAGCATAGCGGACGAGATCCAGCGGCTCGTGATCCTGCTCACGCCTGACCTTAGGCGGTGGGCCCTGCGCGTCGAATCCGTCCAGCGCGGCAAGTGGGTACAATCGGTGCTGTCAGCTACGGATATTGACCTCTCAACCATTCTCTCTGCGGCCGACGTCGAAGAGACTGTTGAGGCGGTGCTCAACTGGAACACAAGTTTGATCCGAGACGTCAGCGATGAGATCAGGCGCCGGATCAGCAATTCCGTGTTCGCAGGGTTTCAGCGGCGCGCTCCGGCTCGCGAGATCGCAAAGGAGATCAGGGAAGCGACGGGCATGGCGCGCGCGAGGGCTGTGCGGATTGCCGGCGATCAGACGGTGAAGCTTGGGTCGCGGCTCAACGAGGCTCGCCAGAAGCAGGCCGGGCTGACGCATTTCAAATGGCGCCATTCGGCCAAGCGGCACCCTCGGATTTGGCACGAGGCTCGCGATGGTCACGTCTATCCGTGGAAGGACTCGGGCATTCCGGCCTCTGACATGCCGGGAATTCCGCCTTTCTGTGGATGCACGGCGCAGGGCGTGATAGTGTTCGACGAATGATGATCGGCTCTTACCCGTGCTGCGACGGGCCACTTATGATCGCCATGCCAAGCGAAGCACCTGGCTATGCGAGCCTGCCGGCTTACAGACGAGAGAACTGCCCACATTGCGACGCGGTCGTTTGGCATCGGCTCAGTCGTGTCGAGCCGATGAGTTGGACTGAGCTGGATTTCCTCGCGGAACACGAAGTCGACCTTGGGAGGCGGATTATCAAAGCGAAGCCCGACACAGCTGCGGAGCGCTTCGACAAGCTGAACCGAGGTATCGCCGCCTGACGAACCTACAGCCTGACCCGCCACGCCCGTAATTTCGCACGGACCAATGACGGAGGTCAGGCGTGGTAAATCTCAACGACATTCAGAGAGAACTCGCCGAGTTCGGTGACAAATACGGCAAGCTCGGCTTCGCCGTTTCGGTGCTGAACACCGCCCTGCTTCTCGTGCTGCTGCTGAAGTAAATGTTCTTCGCTGACCGCCTGACATTCGATGCCCCCCGCCGCACCAAGGAGGGCTTCCTTGCCGTTCGTGCTAAGGCTGCTCGGGCGGGAGTCTACGATTATCGCGGTGCCGAGGTCGATCCAGAGGGCAAGCATTTCACTGCTGATCAGGTCGTCAAGGTGTACCGTCCCGCCGACGAGGTGTTCGACAAGGATGCAGTCCACAGCTTCCTGCTGAAGCCGGTCACCGACAACCACCCTACTGTTCCGGTGACGGCAGAGAATTGGCGCCAGCACGCAAAGGGCGTGAATGCCGGCGCGATCCGCGACGGCGAATACTTGGCTTTCGACTTGGTGCTCATGGATGCCGAGGCAATCCGCCAAGTGGATGCCGGCAAGCGCGAGCTCAGCAACGGTTACACGTCAGAAATCGAGGTAGGCGATGGCGTAGCCCCCGACGGCACCGCCTACAACGCTATCCAGCGCAACATTCGCGGCAATCATGTTGCGATCGTCGACAGGGGACGCGCCGGTCCCGAATGCCGCATTGGTGACACCGCGACATGCGGGCCGATCCCGGTCGAATTGCTCGATCGCCTGCTTGGTGACGAACGAACCTACACCGCCAATCCGAACGACAATAAAAACGACCCTGCACGTCGTGAGACGTCCTATTCAGGAGGAAGCCAAGTGGCGACCAAGACGATCACCTTCGATGGACTTCCCCTCGAAGTCACTGATGCAGCCGAGGCGGCGATCACGAAGCTGCAGAACCAGTTCAAGGATGTGGCCGACGCCAAGTCCAAGGTCGAAACCGATCTCAACGACGCCAAGACGAAGATTGCTGAGCGGGACGCGG